GTGGCAAGCATAAAATCCTCACCAACTTCTTTGTAACCTTTATTGTTCTCTCTTAGTGATCCAATACCACGAGAGGAAACTCCAAGACAAACGCCATCACCAAGAAGTGATTCGGCAATTTTACCCATAGGAGTTGATAAAATTTGTGCTTTCCCAATCCAAGTGTTGCCTTTTTGCTCAAGACAAACAATTTTATGAGAAACCCGATCTAAATTTACAGTAGGTCCTTCTGGATGTCCCAATTCCCCAAGAGCACGACCTTTTTGAATATAGTTTTCATTATAACGCTTTACTTCCCTTTCCATAATAGAAAAAGGATACATTCTACCATTTCTATTTACACATTCTGATTGTAAGAAAGGTCCTGTTATATAAAGTCTTTTATTACTACCAGTTCCTTCGGTAATAACTTCAACTTTTTCTATTTCTTCGGTGATTAGTTTCATTGCCTTAATTAGTAAATCCTACTTGGTTTGCTTGAATAGCAACAGATGTAAAAATTACATCTGTTGGGAGTTTTTCTATAAATTCAACAGAATTTGTGGGCATAGCAAATGACAAGGTAGTTGCCGCCCCAACTGAAGTTGATATACTTACAGTTGAAACGCCAGCAGTATTATTAAATAAACGAACGCAAGTTGAAGCACTAATGCTCGTAGCGGATCCAGCACTTGTTTGGGTTTGAACTGCAGTTCCAATTATTTTAGTTCTTTGCATTATTTTACAATGTTTTATATTATATATTTATTGTTCAGTTAAGTTAGATTATAACTCCAACAAAATTCATTCCCCTTCATCACCATCAAATAATGACGCAGCAACTGCTGGTCTAAAAGAATCTATTTTTTCTGTAGACTTAGCAAATAAAATATCTTTAATTTTATCACTAATTTGTGACGGCGATTCATCTGTCAGAATCATATCCATTAATTCATCCATAGTTTTAAAAAATAATTAACTATACTTTATTTAGATTCCTTTTTCTGTTGGGGGTTCCATACTCTTTTCATCTATTCCCGGATCCATAGGAACTTGTCCAGATGATCCATTACTAGAATCACCTGTCACCATAGGCATTCCCGTATTTGGATCAATTGGGGCATTTGGATCGGGAATAATACCACTTTCTATTTCTTTTTTAATTAAAATATCTTGTTCCACAATTTCTTCATCAGTTTGACGAAGAATTTTCCTTCTTACATAATCTTGTGAATAGTATTTACCAATATAAGGTTCTGCTGTTGCTGCCATATTCAATCTTTCAGTCATTAATTCTGCTTCTTTCAACTCAGAGAAATGATTATCGTATAAGAAATCATATTGAATATGCTCTCTCATAATTTTCCAGTCATCTGGAGTAATTATATTTTTAAGAATTAATTGAGTTCTCAGCATATCACTGAACATATTAGAAAATCTTTTTCTCAATCTCCCAACAAATTTTGTAAATTTTAATTCATCTCTTAAAATTTCAGATGAACGTCCAAGATTAAACCCACCTTCTCCACCTATTCTTGTTGGCGGAACATTTAGTGAACGGTAGAGTTTTTCTTGAAAATACTTAATATCAGTAATTTCTCCAAGATTTTGTCCGCCCGGAAGTGTAGTGATTTCAGTTCCACGTCCACCTTCTCTACGTGGCAACCAAAAATCTTCCATCATACTCATAAATTTCTTATCATCACGTATTTCACCGGTATTTGCATCATATACAAGTTTATTACGATATCGCATCATAACATCACGGAGATATTGTTCTGCTTTTACTTTAGGTAAATTACCCACATCAATATAGAAAATTCTACGTTCTGGTGCTCTTGATATACGATAAATTACCAAAGAATCTTCAATCATCCGAAGTTGATTGAGAGATTTTATTGCTTTATGTAGGTAGGATAGACAAGTTCCTTTATTTCTATCCACCAACCCAGAAGTACAATATGAAATTGAATCTCTTGCGATCTTTACTCCCGCATTTTGTGTTGGTGAAGAAGTTGGTTGTCCTCCCATTGCACCAACGGGATAGGAAGATTTTGGATTGTATATGAAATATTCTTCAATCTCAGGAAAATCATAATCCATTGGATTTTCAACATTACTTTTCGCGTAATTTGAATTATCGTTTGGTTTCTTTTTTTGTTGCCGTACATAACGCATTTTCATTGCGTCAATATACCGAAGTTCTTGTATTCCTTCTTGAGGTTTTTTTAAATCTATAACTTTATGATAATAGAGTCTACCATCAATATACCAATTCCTATAAATTTCGTGAGATTTTTTGTCAAAATCCAATAATTCAAGAAGATATTTAAATTCTTCTCTTATTTTTTCTTTTATTCCATCACTTGCATTTAAATTGGATAATTCAATTTTTATTGGAGAATCATTAGTGTCTGATACGATTGCTTCATTTACGATATCTTCAATAGCACTATCAACTTCCGGATGAAGTGCCATCTCACGATATCTTTTTATCATTTCAAATTCATTTCTGTAGACACCTTCTATGTCTACATATGAACCAAAAAACCCACTAGTCAAATAATGATCAACCCCGTCCTCGTTGTTAGGAGCGACGGGGGATACTACTGTGGGTGATTGAGTTTGAGTGTCCTCAATTGAAAATCCAAATAATTTTGTCATAATTAAGGTTTAACTTGATAATACTATTTATCAACCCTGAGCAGAGTTAGATCCAGGAGTTTCTGGATACCAGAACTGTACTTGGAATTCTACTGTGAATTCTTCAATAGTATCTGAAGTCTCATAAGAGAGATCAATTTGTGAAATATTAGTTGGGAAAATATCCTTAAACTTATATTGAGCAAGAACATTAGCATTACCGCCAGTTCCAGTTCCAGTCTCTCTATTAACTAATGCTCTACCAAGTTGAACAACCTGAGCATCGGTCATATAAGAATTTGGTTCGGTTAGACCACTATGATCAGAGTACTGACCAATGTTCTGCATCCAAGACTCAAATGCTCTTCTATGTGAGAAGTTTTCATCGTTAATAATAGTAACCGTCCAAGAATCAAATGTCCTATCGCCAGCAACTTTTAGAATACGACCTCTAAAAGGAACATCAATTGGAGCAATAATAGATGCTGGAAGTGCGGCTGCTTTACATAGAAAGGTAAAGTTTTCTGCATCAAATGTACCAGCACCATCACCCTGAACACCTAAATTTACACCACCAGGAAAACTGGGAATAGTAACTTCAAAAAGATTAGGGCGGGCACCACCGCCGATTAACTTGGATTTAAACTGAGAGAGACCCTTGATAGTAGCCATTTTTAATTCCTCCTGTTGTAATTAATTTATATGATCAAACAGTTCCAGCGACTTCTTCAAAAGAAACGCCAGTTCTGGTTGCAACAAAGGTCAATGTTACATAGTTAATTGATTTTGCTGGTTTTAAGAAAATATCAGCTCTAAATTCATTGTTATCAATCACATCTGGAGTGTTATTAGATTCATCGCATTTTACAAGGAATCCATAAAGACCTCTCTTTGCCTGAACATCACGAAGATAAGGTTCAACAATGTTTACGAAGTTTGCTCTTGTAATTTCGTCGTTTAACTCAAAGAGTTGTGCCTGAGCAGTTCTTTCAAGTGCTTGCTCAACTGTAAGGAAGAGACGACGAACATTAATTCTATCAAAAGCAGATGCATATCCAAGAGCAGTCTTATCTCCGTAAAGAAGAATACCAATACCAGGTTGATTGATAATGGAATTGATTCTTAGTGGATAAAGTTGATCTCTTTGTGCTTTATTTGGGTTATAAGCAAGTTTAATTGCATTGTTTAAGATTCCTCTTTGCTGTCCTGCAGGTGAGAACCAAGGGTATGCAAAAATACTAGTTCGAACCATTAATCCAGCAACATCGGCGTTACAGGGGATATAACGGAACTTATTATTAAATCTATCGTAGGTATACTTATATCCACTATCAAATACTGCATAAGAAGAGGATATAGCAACACCATTGAAGAATTCAATGATATTATCAGTTTGGGTATCAGAATTTGTAATGTCTACAACAGATCCGCGATGAGGAGAAATTACTGCAATACAATCTTTTCTTTGATTTGCAATAGAAACTATACTATTTGCCTTCCCTTGGGATTCGTTGATGTTTCCTAAACCAGGTCCCATAATTAGATAATCAACCGCAATTTCATCTCTATTTGAGAATAAATTGTATGCAGTAATAAGATCACCGAGAGATGCTTGCATTCCGCCGGTTGAACTATTGTAATCTTTACCACCAGATAAGTTATATGTTACATTTCCAAGGGCACTAAAAGTTTTATCCTGAGCATCAACGTTCCAAGATCCCTGTGTGGTAGTTAATGCGACAAATGATCCTAGACCATTAAATCCCGTTTGAACAGTTGGTTCACCTGGTTTGGTATTGTCAGAAGGATTATCTCCAACATAAACATAATTAGAGTAAACTGCCAGATAATTTTTCCACCAAGTTTTTTGTGGAGAATTTACTGAAGAAATTGCATCGGATGCTTTTGATAGTCCAATATGCTTCTCAAGGAGATTTCCTTGAATTCCAGTCACGGAACCAGTATCATCAACAATTACTACATGAATTTCATCACTCTTAGCGTTTCTTTCAACAGAATGCTGAGAGGTTCCTGGTTTTGGTGCAAGTGAATTCCAATAAATTGAAGAATTATTAAGATCTAATGTTTGTTCATCATACCAATCTTTTACCGTTGCAACAGAATATGTTCCAACTATATTATTAAAAGATAATAAGTTTCCAGTTAGGATTGATCTTCCTTGATTTCTTTGTGCGTATGTGATCGGGGTTTCTGTCGATGCTACAGAAACTGAATTGGAAAATTGGATTGAAGTTCCTGCGACTACAGTAGCGCCAATACCCGTACTAAGTGTTATGAAAGTAGAAGCAACACCTGTAATTGCGGCATATGTCGCAACACCTACAATTGAAACCAAATTGCTGGTTGTAATTGACTGTGTTAGATTGCTACCATCCACATACAGTATTGTTGTTGATGCAGTACCAGTAATGCTCAATGATCTTGTGGTAACTGTATCGTAACGTGTTGATGCTGCAGATACTCTAGAGGTTATTTTTACATCAATTGTACTTGGATTAGGTCCAGAACTAGTTGTATTGATTCCAGTAATAATTCCCTTTAAATATCCATTAAATGTTGAGGTTGTTCCCGATTCAGATATAGTTACATTTGTTAAAGGAATAGTAACACCAACACCAACTGTAGCACCAATACCCGATAAACTAGTTGTATTGATACCAATAATTTGATCTGCCTTATCATCAATTACGCAAACTTTAAGATCATTTGCCCAAGAACCTGGATTCTTTGCGGCAAAGATATAATTAGCAATATCATCCGCATAATTTGCTTCATAGTCATCAAAGTTTTTGATCTTTAATGTGGGTTCTCCTGCAGTAGAGACACCTGAAGTATTTCTAATCGCATTAGCATTTACTAGTTGCCCATCTACCCTAATAACCTTAAGAACGCCACCATATGAAAGGAATGATGAAGCACTCATCCAGTACTCATACTGTGCATCTGTTGATGAGGGCTTTCCAAATACGTTAATAAGTTGATTCTCTGTAGTAATGTCAATTGGTTCGTTCACTGGTCCAATTGCAAAAGGTCCTGCAATTGCTCCAATATTATCTAAAACATTATCAGCTCTCCCTACAGTTAGATCAACCTCGCGGATCAGAAC